TAGGTGTACCAACAGCTTGTTGAGCTCCTCTTAACTCATATCCTCCCTCTGATATTACAGAAGAACAAACTTGCTTTAATGTGGTTGCCGTTGCTGTTGATGCATTAAGTATCTCGTATCTTAATGGTAATGATGCTGTAGTAATATAAGTAGAAGTAATTAAGTTAGCGTGATTAAATCTATGGCAAACTATAAAGTTTCCATCTATTATAAACCCTATTCTTACTGTGCCTTCACCTAACCACTCAATGTCCATAAATAGAATCTGAGCTTTAGTAATATCCAAAGTTATTCCTGATGGTCCATTACCATCCATTGTGTCAGCATTCCAAGAAGCTTGATTTACAACAGTTTCAGTTACTACACCTGTAACAAAACTTCTTTCTACAAAACTTAAAATGTTGTCTCTTAATTCAATATATATACCATTTTCTGTTCCAAAATAACCCACCCTTTGTCTTAAGTTAGTTTGAGCTGGAGCCATTACAAATGTATTCATAACCAACAAAGACTTACCTGGTTGATAAGAAAACACTTTTGCCGTTTCTCTTATTACTTCAGATCCAGCTGTACTAGTTACATTTAGATTTACTAGTCCTTCATTTGGGCTAAATACTGCGGTACCCCCACTTGTTGTAGAAGTATTCCATAAACCATTATCTCTATATCTATGAGATGAATCAAATAATGTTAATGGTTGTGCTGTTCTAACTCTACCAAATGCATCTGTAAGCATTGGGTATTGAGTAAGAATGTCATTAGAACCTGAACCTCCTATGGAAACTATAGTACCCATTACTTATGTTATAAAAGTTATTAAGAATGTAGTACCTGTTGCATCATAAGTAATACCTTTTATAATATTATTTACTCCAGGATCAAAATTAATTGTTACTCCTGCTGGTAATGATTGTCCATCTACAGTTCCTGCTGCAGCTCCTACATTTGCTATAGAAAATCCATATGTACCATCTGGTATTGAACCTAGGGTAGTTTCATATACAACGTGAGGTCTTCTTGCTTGTGGTGGACAACAAACTCCTGCTGTCAAAACATCAATAATACCTTGAATACCTTGCAACATTTTTAATTGCCACGGGAAGTTATTTCCTTTATTTCCGTAGTCTTTTAAATTTCCTATTGACATAATTTCTATTTATTATCCTATTAACCAATTTATACCATCTGAGAATACAGGTACTATGTTAGCACCTCCTGTAGCAGCAATAGCTCCAAAGTTTCCTGATGCAGCTACATTAGAATCACGAATCATTGCTCTTGCTCCTGGTACTCCAGCTGGGTTTGGTAATGTAGCTAAAGTAACTGCTGGAAATGTAAGTGTTGCATCTTTTGTAGAGAATATCCATGTAAAATTACCAGCAACAACAACATCGCCATGTAGACCACTATTACTACTACCTGCTTCAAGATTTATATCCCCACCAGGTAACCCTGGTTCTGTAGTATATCCTGCTCGGATAGTTACAAACCCACCAAATGCTTGACTACCTGAATTACTATTACCAGCATCTCCAGCTTCAATCCTAATATCTCCACCATCACCTGCATTTTGTGTGTTACCATTTGAACCATTTCCAGCAAAAAGACTTATATCCCCACCTTCAGCCTCATCATCAAAAAGACCTTGATCACCCTCTAGTCTAATATCATCTCCTGATTGAAGGATGATATCATCTCCAACTAGTGTTCTAATAAATAGATCATCTCCAGGACTTGAAGTTTGAATTACTGCATTACCTGGGCTAAATGTTAATTCTGCATCACCACCATTATCTGTTAAGACAACTTCTTTTGTGCCAGCAATTAATCTATCACCACCTAAACTTGTAGCTAGATTTTGAACAGTTATAGCACAAGCTAAATAACCATCATCTCTTTTGTCATCTTTAACAGCTACAGGAACAAGTGTTTTTGTAGAATCAACAGAAGTGATATATCTACCACCTCTGATCCAACTTATGAAATTTAAAATATCCATGGTTATTTATTATTAAGATTTTATTATGCTGATGCAACATTAATAATTCCTCCATCAGTTACTGTTACTAACCATCTTAAACCATTAGCAGAGCGCATTAGAATACCTTCACCTGGAGTTTCAAGTTCAATACTTTTAGTAGTTACAACAAGATTTGCAGAAGTAGGGTCAGTTGGAACAGTAGCACCTATAACAACCTGACCATTTCCTTGAATAATCAATCTATCACCACCACCTGCTGTAAAGCCCGTTGCAAATTTTATAGCTCTTGCTTGGTTCATTGTAAAAAACATTGAACCATCAAATATAGGAAAACCTGGAGCTGGTGGATTTAATCCAAACTGAAAAGTTGAAATAGGAGTTTGCATTAAGTTGTAAATACTACTACCCAAACTCAAATTTTGCATTCTAAGACCACCATTTCCATTAAGAGCTGAATTAACAAATACAGTTAAAGCATGACTACTAGATGTATTAACTCCATTAATACCAATACGACCAAAATTAGTGTTTGTTAACAAACTAGATGGGGACCATTGAGTACCAGTCCAATATAAAGTTTGATATTGTGAAGATCCATTAGGAACACTACCAGTACCACCTGATCCTGGAGGGCCTTGAGGACCTTGAATTCCTTGAGGACCTTGTGGACCTACTGCTCCTTGAGAAGCTAATAAAGCCCAGCTAGTTGGATCTGCAGGAGGATTAGCTCCACCTGGTCCAACATTATTAGTACAAAAATAAGATGCTCCACCAAAACCTACTGCATCATCAACTACATATGTTCCTAATGCAGACCATGCACCTTGCCAATTAAGACCTGCTGGTCCTACTGGTCCTGGTACACCTTGAGGTCCTATTGGGCCTTGTGCTCCTGGAGGAATTACAGCGGCAACTTGAGTTGCAAAATTTTGTACAGAGATTCCTGCAGTTAAATATGAGTCATCTCTTCTGTCATCCTTTAATGCAACAGGTAGCAAACTTGTTGCTGGATCAGCAGAAGTAACTACTCTACGACCTCTAATCCAAGAAATAAAATTTAAAATATCCATGACGTTTTGTTTTATTATTATTTATTATTATTTATTTATTTTCTAATACCTCTACTTTAGCAGACAATTCTTTAATAGCTTGTACTAATATAGGAATTAATTTTCCATAACTTGCTTCTAACTTTTCTGGGTTCTCTTCATATACTAGACCTAATGTTTCAGCCATTTCATATTTTTCTTGAGTAGACTTTAAGTCTTGTGCAATGAATCCAAAATCTTTTACACCATGCTTGCCAGTTTCTTCTCTGTCATTCCAAACAAATGATACAGGATTAAGCTCTTTAACAAATTCTAAACCCACTGCTAATTCAGCAACTTCTTCTTTGTCTCTTGCATCTGATAAAGATGTAATTGAGGTAACTGCACAACGAAGTATATTATGAGAATTATTACCAAGAGTAATTGAATTACTTGTTGTTGCTGTAGCGGCATTTGAACTTAGACCAAGGCAAACATTATTAGAACCAGTAGTAGTATTATAACCAGAAGCTCTACCTAAAAAAACATTATTTTGACCAGTAGTAGTATTATAACCAGCTTCACCACCTAAAACAGCAGAACCTCCCGATGTTAGGGCATTATACATTGCTCTATAACCAATAACTGTATTTGCTCCACTAACAGGAGATGTAAGATTTCTTAGTGTTTCATAACCAATTCCTACATCACCATATACTCCTGAAACTGCACTAAAAAGAGATAACGTTCCTATTGCTACATTGTAAGAACTTAAATCAGCTTGTGCAAGAGAGTTGACACCAATTGCAACATTATCTGAAGCTTGTGTTAATGACCCACCGCTAAATAAACCCAATACAGTATTATTAAAACCTGAAGTAATTCCACTACCTCCACTACCAAGCATAAGATTGCTAGTACCCGTCATAGTTGACGGAGCTGAAGTACCAATATATTTATTTATGGATCCAGGGGTTCCTGGAAGTGATCTCATTGGAAGACCGTTTACTGTAACTGTATTTCCTGATTGTGGTAATATTGTATTTACATTAATTGTACTCATGGTATTATTGTTAAGGTTGTTCCTACTGGAACGGTTAATGTTTTCCCTACACACATTGCTAAGGGTGTTTTATATGTCAAGTTTGAATTAGCTGGTAATGTTATATCTTCATTAATACATCCTACTACTGTAAAGCCATTAGCCCAAATAGATGAGGTAACTGCTGGACCTGGAGGTGTAGGAATTTGTGAGATAAAATCTTGAACAGTCATAGTAACTGACACATAATCATCATCTCTTCTACTAGTTTTTACACCAAGAGGAATAAGTGTTTTTAGTGGATCTACAGTAGAGACAAGTTTACTACCCTTAATCCAACTAATAAAATTTAAGATATCCATTTCTAAATAATTACATACTATATCTATAATATAATAAAAATTATCCAGATAACAAACTAATTATAAATCTATATGCAATCTTTATATATTATATGATGCAAGTAATGCGCCCATATCAGTTATTGATATCATTGCTGTACCAAATGTTCCATCTACAGGTACTCCTACTGCTACTGCAGATGGTGGTGGTACATCTAATTGCCCTATTAGTGAACCACCAACACCATAAATTACACCATTTTTTACATCTATTGTAGGTGGTGTACCTGGAAATGAATCTGGAGAGTATAATGTATTTGTCACTCCAGAGTAATCTTGAAACTGATAAACAGTATTTGGAAAAGGATTTAAGAATAGTTTTGGAGAAAAAATTGCAGTAACCCCAGATACATTATATATTGATCCTTGATAAGTTACTTGTGAATTAAAAGAATTTACAATAATTGCATGATTAGCTGCTGCATAACAGTTTCCAACAATTGACAAAGTTGAAGCTGTAGTAGATAATATAATAGCTGGGCCAGATGAAGCTTGTTGATTACCTGTTATAATAAGACTGCCTGTTGTTGTAATTATTCCTGAAGCTGTTGTATTAGCTCCACCATATTGATTTCCAGTTATAATAAAACTAGCACTTCCTAAATTATTTATTCCAACAGATGTGTTTGTATTACTTCCAGAACCACCATATTGATTACCTATAATATTAAACGTAGCACTGCCAGTATTAAGTAAAGCTGCTGAAGTATTTGCATTAATTCTACCATATTGATTTCCAACTATTGTTACATTTGAAATTGCATCAAATGCAACAGCATATCTTCCCTGAATACCTGCATACATATCACCCGTTATAGAAAGTGTTACTGCACTCTTTACATAAAGTGTAGCACTAGTTGGGTTATTTATTGTACCTACAGTAGAAATTTGACCTTCAATCCCACTTAAACAAGTTATATTACAATTTATTGCAAGCTCAAATCTTCCAAGGTTACTAACTCCTGTTATTAGGTTATTAGATAATAAATTAATAGTTATTGATGATACATTTACTTGAACTGTAAAGTTATTTGCGTAGACATTATCTGCAGCTCCGGGTAGAGTTGTAGATGCTACAAAACTTCCAGTAGAATTATCTTGCCAAGTAGATAAACTAGACCAATTACCATTTGCTACTGCTCTATATACAGCCATTATTATAATTTATTAATTTCTGATTTAAGATCTTCTACAGACAAATCAGTTTTAATTATGTTTTCTCTAATAGGTTCTTCCCCTTCTACTGTGGTTATTTTACTTATTACTAAGCTAAACAAACCATTTTCCATCTGACCTGCTGCTATATTTATTTTTGTTTCCATTATGTATAAGTTAATGAGTATCTATTTGTCCATGCGCCTGTAGCTTGCAAAGTTACTGGTGAACCAGGGGTTGTAAAATCTATTCTTTTAATGACCCATATTCCAGAATCGGGTGTTCCTACAGCAGCACTTCCAGAATATTGATAGGGATACACATAATCACTTTTGCGTTCATAATCAGTACCACCACCACTATATTGTGGTATATTTAATGTTGACCCAATTAGAGTCGCAGGTCCTGTAGATCCTGATGTAGTTAAAGTTAAAATAGTTTGATAAGTACTTGCAGCAGTAGCTGCAGTTAAATAACCTGACAGAGCTGTAGTTGTAATATATCCTGCTGGATTTAAACTTAGTGGATAATACTGTAAGTCATAAGTGGGTAAACCATTAGCCCATAGTACACCAGGGTTAGGATAGGTACCTGATAAATCACCCCCGGCTGGACCTGATGGTGAACCACCCCCGCCCCCTGTTGTTTTTGGCTTTCCATCTGGACCAGTTACTTCTATCCCACCGCCAAATATGTTACCATTCTTATCAACTAGTTGCATAGTCTAATCCGTAAATATAATATGTTGTTCCTGCAATATCTGAATAAGCAGTTAATTTGTCTCCATCCTTTAGTGCGTATGTAAGAGTATCACTAACTGTGTCACCTGCCGCTAGATTAAATTCATATAATACTTCACTAGTAGCTGATACTGCGTCATACCTTTCTATAGTAAGTACATATGCTAAAGGATTATAAAATCTCATTGTTACTACTTTAGTAGATAGTGTTGATGCAGTACCTGTAGCTAATATGGTACCAAGTAAACTTAACTCACCTTGTTCAATGATTTCTGCCATACTCTAATATACAAAAAAATCCCCAGCTTTGCAACCGGGGATCATTTTGCTGTATTGCTAGAAACGAGGATAGAAACACAGACTAGAGTAGTAGGCCAATTGATAGTGCAATAGCTAACATAACAGCAATGCAAATATTTGCAATTTTAAAATCATCCTCATTAATTACATATTGCTGTGAGATTTTATCATACACAGGTTTATATAGTAAATGCGCTATTGCCCATAACATAGCAATAACTGTAAACAAGATAATAATTGCAACTGCTTTCATCATTTCATTTTTAATAGTTTCTCAGTCATGAGTAAAGCTCTTGTTAAATCTCCTATAGTTTGATCAAACAAAAGACTCTTTACTGGTGATCTGTTTTCATTATAGTTATCCTTAAGATCTTCTGCTAATTTAGAGAAGGTCTTTCTCAATTCAATAATTTGCTCAGACTCATTGATCTCTTCTGAGTCCAAACCTACTAAGATATCCCCAAAAGAATAAATCTTAGTTTCTTTAAAGGCTGCTTCTTCACTCATAGTTTATCTATTCTTCGTTGTAAATATACTAAAGCTTTTTGTAAATCTTCTTTCTTGGTAGAAGTTTTTTTACCAGCTCGTGCTAAATACTTTATAACATTCCCTAGATAAAAGTCTTCATCTAATCCCCAAGCTTCTAGTACATTAAATACCTCATAAGTATTTCCTGCCCCACCATAATACTTGGGTCTATCAAGATTTACAAGTCTATCTTCAAGTGGTATCTGTTTAGATACTATCTTATCAAACGGTGTATACATTTTACTGCTATACAATTGCTCTGATTCTTCTGTGAAGTTTACCATACTATTGCAATGTCTCTTTCAGCAACCATTAGTTTAATTCCTTCCTCAAGTTCTACTGCTTCAGATGCTTGAAGACCAATCATTCCCATGTACACTTTGTCTCCTACCTTTACTGATTCTACTTCATCCCCGATAGCATAAACTTCTAACTTAGTCCATGTCTTTCTCATGTCCATTTCAAGAGCTTGCTTGTCAGCTTCACTTAATTCAAATGGAGATTCTTTCATTACTGGTTTATTTAATAAAACCCTTTTTCCTTTTAATTGCATTGTATTGGTTTTTAATTTTTCAAATAATTCTCTAGCTTGCAGGTTGTCTTCTGCAAGTGAAGTAGCCTTTTCCCAAAGTACTTTTTCCTCTAGAGTCACAGGCAAATATAAACAAAATATTTATTTACCTTGTCCTCTATATAATTTTTTATATTTCTTGCTAGATTTTAATTGACTAGTTTTTGCTTTAGCATGTACGCCTGGACGAGATACTTTAGTAGTAGTTAGCTTTGTAGTAAGTTCTTTTATTTTTGCCATGATATAAATAATTAAGTACTATATAATATACTCAATTATTCGTTATCATAAAACATTCTTTCTGAATCTTCTGTGTGCCACTTGTCAAACCCCTCGCAATTATAGTAATCTTTGTTTACCAAATAATCTGGTCTTTCAGGGAATGGCTTAGTAACAAAGCTAGGCTCTGACCATTTAATTCTATTGTTTGGTTGTAAAGCTATCTGCCCATTATCAAGAAGTATAATATGATGACTTTTATGTTCTAATGCATCTTCGGCTAAAGACAAATCTGTGTTAAAGTCATTAGCTCCCCAGTTAATTGTAGCATAATAACTACCCGGGTAGAACTTGTGATCTTTCATGTATACTTCTACCTTGGTATCATACAGATATGATAAGTGTATCAAAGTAAAGTTATATGAGAAACAATTCCATATCTGGAGAAAGTGAAAAGGCAAATCAACCTCTGGTAGCTTTGGTTCTGTCAGTAAGGCATGGCTAGGTAACTTATCTCTTAGTACGCCATTATCTAACAATACCTGGAACAATGCAGCTTGCCCCGGCATACATCTTACTGATATTACTACCCCCGGGGTAAATTCTCCATGACCTTTCTGGTGTTGGTACATGTACTCATTCCTAACATATACCTTGAGAGGAAAGAAGTTGTGTTCTATGTGTGCCATATTATTTTCTTGAGAAGAAGTTTTTCTTTGGTGTCTCTACCTTGGTAGTCTTTAGTTTCTCTATGATCTTGTTTGCTTCATCCTCGGCAAACTGAATAGCCTCTTCTTCCTTGTCTTTGATATTCCAGTTATTTAGTAGCATACTCATATGCATAGTCTCATGCATAATAGCTGTCGCTTTCTCTGTAGTTGAATACTTCTTGAAAGTACCCATGTTCAAAAACAAGAATGGTTTGTGTGGAGCTTTAGCAGTTAGCTTCTTATCCGTGGGATCATAGTTAGTCCACCCATATATGTAAACACCATTGCCCTTGGTCTTGTCTACTTCTTCAGCTTGTGCATCCTGACGGTTTAGACCATGCATCTCTGGGACTTTGTAGTAATCAAATATCTCAGTAGCATCATTACCAATAAGCAGGACATACTTGCCCATGTCTATCTTCTTCATATACTAATATACGAATTATAGTTTAACTTTTAATACTTTAGACTGCCCACTCTCCCAGACT